ATAGTTTCAATAACTCCTGATGGCAAAGAAGAAGTCTTTGATGTTGAGATTGACCGCACCGAAAATTTCATTGCCAACGGGGTTGTAAGCCATAATACTCGGTGGTCGGAGAGGGATTTGACGGGGAGAATTATTAAGGATGCGTTGAGTCGGGATAAGGGGGAGGAGTGGGAGGTGATAGAGTTGCCTGCTATTATGCCGAGTGGGAATCCTTTATGGCCGGAGTTTTGGAGTATAAATGAGTTAGAGGCGTTGAGGGAGGAGTTACCGCCGTCTAAGTGGAATGCACAGTATCAGCAAAATCCTACTGGCGAGGAGGGTGCGTTGGTGAAGAGGGAATGGTGGAGGGTATGGGAGGGGGATAATGCGCCGGCGTGTGAGTTTATTATTCAGAGTTGGGATACGGCTTTTACGAAGAATGAGAGGAGTGATTATTCTGCGTGTACGACTTGGGGGATATTTAATTTAAACGAGGATCCGAATGATAAGAACATTATTTTGTTGGATGCGTTTAAGAAGCGGATGGAGTTTCCAGAGTTAAAGCAAGTGGCGCATCAGTTTTATAAGGAGTGGATGCCTGATTCGTTTGTGATTGAGGCGAAGGCAGCGGGTAGTCCACTGATATTTGAGTTGCGGCAGATGGGTATTATTGTGACGGAGTACACGCCTACTAGGGGGAATGACAAGTTTGTTAGGTTGAATAGCGTGACGGATTTGTTCAAGTCGGGTAAAGTATGGTGTCCTGACACTAGGTGGGCGTCTGAGGTTGTAGAGGAGATGGCAGCATTTCCGAATGCTGAGCACGATGATTTGGTGGACAGTTCTGTGCAGGCGCTGATTAGATTCAGAAAAGGTGGATTCTTAAGGTTGCATACGGATGAAGAAGATGAGCCTTTGGGGTTTCGTAGAAAACACGTTTATTATTAAGGAACGATATGATTGACAATGCGCTTTACCAAGCCCCTCAGGGGATTGAGAGTTTATCTAATGAGCCGGACATTGAGATTGAGATTGTCAATCCAGAAGGCGTAAAGATAGATATGGATGGAGTTGAGATAGAGTTAGAGCCTAGCCAGGACAATGGGGAGGAGCAGTTTGATTCTAATTTGGCTGAGTTTATGACAGAGAGTGAATTGATGACTGTGGGTACTGATTTGCTGGAGGAGGTTGATGCTGACATTAATTCTCGCAAGGATTGGGTAGAAATGTTGGTGAAGGGGTTGGATGTTCTTGGGATGAAGTATGAGGAGAGGACTGAGCCTTGGAATGGTGCTTGCGGTGTATTTAGTACGATATTGACTGAGGCGGCGGTAAGGTTTCAGAGTGAGACGATCATTGAGACGTTTCCAGCGCAAGGGCCGGTGAAGACGCAGATTATTGGTGCTGTGGATAAGTTAAAAGAAGATGCCGCTGATCGAGTTGCGGAGGATATGAATTACCAGTTGACCGATGGTATGCCAGAGTACAGGCCAGAGCATGAGAGGATGTTGTTTAATTTGGGGTTAGCGGGTAGTGCTTTTAAGAAGGTTTACTTTGATCCCACGTTAGGAAGACAGACATCTATATATGTAGCGGCTGAAGAGGTTGTTATTCCTTATGGATCTAGTGGGTCTAGGACTAGTGAGCGTGTGACTCATATTATGAGGAAGACGAAGAATGAGATTAGAAAGCTACAGGTTGCTGGCTTTTATCGGGACATTGATTTGGGTGAGCCTGTTCATTTTTACACGGATGTAGAAAAGAAGAAGGCGGATGAGCAGGGTTATTCTGTAAGTGATGATGACAGATATCAATTGTTGGAAGTACAAGTTGACATTGATTTACCTGGCTATGAAGATGAGGATGAGATTGCTCGTCCTTATATTATTACCATTGATCGTGGCACGAACAATGTTTTATCTATATATAGGAATTGGGATGAAAAAGACGANAACAANCTTAAGCGACAGCATTTTGTTCAGTATGACTATGTACCTGGCTTTGGTGCTTATGGTTTTGGTTTCATTCATCTTATTGGTGGATATGCTCGGGCGGGAACCTCGCTTATACGCCAGCTTATTGATGCAGGCACATTAAGTAATTTACCGGGTGGCTTGAAGTCTAGGGGGTTAAGAGTTAAGGGAGATGATACGCCTATTGCTCCCGGAGAGTTTAGAGATGTGGATGTTCCTAGTGGGAGCATTAAAGATAACATAATGACTTTGCCGTATAAGGAGCCGTCACAAGTATTGGCTGCTTTGTTAGAGAAGATTACTGATGAAGGTAGGCGTTTGGGTAGTGTAGCGGATATGAATGTATCTGATATGAGCGCTAATGCGCCTGTTGGGACTACTTTAGCGTTGTTGGAAAGACAGTTAAAGACGATGAGTGCGGTGCAAGCCCGTGTTCATTACTCCATGAAGCAGGAGTTTAAGTTACTAAAAGAGATTATTCGTGAGAATACGCCCAAGAGTTACAAGTATGACCCTGCTACTTCGGATAGAAAGGCCAAGCAAAGTGATTATGACCTAGTAGAGGTGATCCCAGTAAGTGATCCGAACAGTTCTACGATGGCGCAACGCATTATGCAGTACCAAGCTGTGATGCAATTGAGTACTCAGGCCCCACAAATCTACAATTTACCCATGTTGCATAGGCAAATGATTGAAGTTTTGGGGGTAAAGAACGCTGATAAGTTGGTTCCTACTGATGAAGATGAGGTTCCATTGGATCCTGTGAGCGAAAACATGGGATTTTTGAATGGAAANCCCACAAAAGCGTACATTTTCCAAGATCAGGACGCTCATATTGCGGTTCANACCACATTTATGAAGGATCCGATGATCATGGCGCAGATTGGACAAAATCCAATGGGTCAAAAGATCATGGCACAAGCGCAAGCGCACATTTCAGAGCACTTGGCGTTCAATTACCGCAAGAAAATTGAAGAACAGTTGGGTGTTCCATTGCCTCCACCAGGGCAACAGATGGATCNGCAGTTTGAGGTTCAGTTAAGTCAATTGGTTGCTAAGGCGGCCACACAACTTTTGCAAAATAATATGGCACAAGCACAGCAACAGCAAGCTCAGCAGCAAGCGCAAGATCCTTTGGTGCAAATGCAACAGCAAGAGTTGCANATTAAGGGTCAAGACTTACAACGTAAGGCGGCTAAAGACCAGGCTGACAACCAAATTGCAGCGGCTAAGTTGCAACTAGAAGCTCAAAGGATTCAAGCAGAGAATCAAAGAGAGCAAGCTAGGTTGGCGTCTTCCAATATGCAGAATGAGCAGAAGATCAAGGCTGATGTCATTACTAAATTGAAAAGATAAAGATGCAAAACAGTTGGCAGAGTAGTCTTAAAATTTTTACGCCAGAAGAATGTGCAATGTTGGCTAAAAGTTTTGACGAGCATAAAGATTATTTAAATGAGAATGATCAACCTTATTATAAAAATAGTTATGGTGCTTTTAATCTGCCAGCTTCTTTGCCTTTTGTAGAGAGAATAACAAATAGTTTACGGGCAAAACATCCAAACATTAGATTTGCNAATACATATATGCGCTCCTATACAAGGGGTAGTTATTTAAAGATACATACCGATCGAGAGGGATTAGATTTATCTTTAAGTGTGTGTATTGAAGATAAGAATAATTTAGATTGGCCATTAAATATTAGCGCAAAGAAGACTGATGGCGATGACTTGAATGTTAATTTCAATAGTTATAAAGATGCTTTTTTAGAGGCGCACATGGGCGTTGGTTTTGGTGCGTTGATGAAAGGGCGTACCTATCCACATTGGAGAGATGAGTTNTTGTGCGGAGAGAAACAAAGGGCGTTGTATATTTTTTATCATTGGACTATTGAAGACGATAGCAAGGTGGTGATGAAAATAGAAAATCCAAACATGACTTTGTATAGGGACTTTATTACCCCAGAAGAATCTAAAGAGTTGATTGAATTGTCTAGAGGAAGATTGGGTAAATCACATATTTTGAATGAAAAAGATGGCGGATATTTATTGAGTGAGGCACGTACAAGTTCAGTAGCTTATTTT